AACAACGCTACAGGATCCAGGAACGGGACAGGATGGGCGCTATACCCTGTCCGTCACCGTCGATCTGCACACCTTTTATACGACTCAGAGGAACAAAGCATGAGCGAAAACACCTGCCCGAACGTCGCCCTTTCCCGAAACCAGAATATGTGGGTGGTGAAGGAGAGCGCGGACAAAACGCTCGAATTCCCAGCCGTAACCGACATTATCAACGTCACCGCCGATGTGTTCGCCAATCAAGAAATCCCAACCTCAGACAGCAAGGAAAAGGCGAATACGCTCAATAAACTGAACGTGTTCAACAGCAGTGCCAGCCCCGCCACCGCCAACTTCGGCATGTACCTGCGCCCCACCGCTCTGGATGCCCCCATGCAGGGGGACGCACTCATGCAGGCGCTTCAGGGCAAGCTGGCGGCACCCTTCACCGGAACCCTTGCCGACGCCCTCACGGACAGCGACGCGCAGCTTGTCGTCACCGTGACGTCGGGCCATGTCCCTCTGCGCGGCGTCATCGAAGTGACCAGCACCCCGTCAGGCAAGGAATTGATCCGTTACCGCAAAGCTGTGAAAGACGCCGCCAGCCCCGGCAAATGGCTCCTCTCCGAACTGACCAGAGGGTACAAGGGCACCACGGCGGCGTCCGGCGCGTCCGGTGCCGCCGTCTCCCTGAAAAGCCGGGCCTTCGTACAAGCCCTGTGCCGCCCCAACGTTTCCGCATGGATCGCCATCGACAAGACGTTGCAAGCCGTGCAGGGCTGCCACGTCACGGACGCCAGCATCTCCGTCACCAAGGAAGGGGCCGTGGAGCTGACCGGGACGCTCACCGGATGCCGGGTCTTCAACGCCGGGCCTTCCTCTGTGGCGGCTGAGGCGCAGACGTCCGCGACTTCCATCACCGTCGAGGACGCGAAAATGTTTTTCGTGGGGCAGAAAATCCAGAACACCACCAAGTCGGACGACAATTCCGGCAAGGGCTACGCCGTG